GCTCCATGTTCCTCGGTTTCGCCAGTCACGATGGCATTGAACAAGTCGATGATCGTCTGAGCGTTCTGCTTCGATTGAATGGTTAGTTTCATTGGTTTGTGCTGTTTTACCGTCCGTTGAAAATAGGGTTTTTACTGTCGAGTTTCATTTATACCTGCGAGTTGCATTTCCAGTTCGCGCATAACCCGTCGGCCATAGGCGCGCGACGACGATCTTTTAAGGGCTTTTGGCCCACCTTGCCAGATCCGAGCGAGACTTTCGTCGCTGAGGTGTTTGCCGTAGTGCGCGAAATAGCTTTCCGCGATGAAGATCGAGATGGCGCGGTTGGTTACCTGTTGGTGCGCGTAGTGCGTCCCCATGATCCGATTCACGTCGCGGACCATGATCGATTTGATTTGCAACGCGCCAAGCTCGCCGTGACGGCCTTTGGCCTGATCGTTTCCACCGGATTCGACCTGAATCAGGGCCGAGAGAAGCAATGGATGCATGATTTGATGCGGTTTTGGGTGGTTTTCGTTGGATTTGTTGCGCGTGGAACGGATGCGCGCACCCCCGGTTTGAATCACTGGCCTTTCGCCCTCCTGATTACCTCGCGCGCGTAGTCTAGGTCGTCGTCGTCCGCCATAGGGTGAACCAGGCGTTCAAGGGCGGCCAGTAGCTCAGGCGCGCATGAAATGAGCGTCGCATTGGCCTGCTTCTCAGCCGGATCGGTGAATGCGTAAAAACCATCGTCTTCCGCGTACCAATGGTCAGTGGCAAAGCAGATAAGAGCGTCGCCAGCGCGGACGTTAAGGCCGGTTGTTCGCCAAGGGCCGGTGGTATGGGTTTTCATTGGTTCAGGCGTTGACACTGTATTCCGACGCGAAACGAAGGCCTTCGGCGCGGCCTGATTCGCCGCCGCCCAGGACGATGCTTTCGCACGCGGAGTCCGATAGCTGGCGGGAAAAGGCGTTCCAGTGTTCGCGCGCGTCGCAATGCGGGATTCCGCAGTCGCGATGGAGAACATGCGCGAAGGCGGCGAAAAAGTCGTCGCGGACCTCGCTGACTTGCTCGTCCATTCCGATTTCGCGCATCAAGTCCGCTTCAAGGCGTGAAAGGCGCATGTTAGGGAGAATGCGCTCCACAACGAACACCTGCGCGTCGGCCCAGAGTTCAGGACCGGCATTGGTGCGGACGTACAGACTGAGGTCGTCGAACAGATAAAACCGAGTTGCGTCGGGCCTTGGGTCGTCCTGAAATGCTTCGCGGATGTTGTCGGCGAACGGCTCGAATGAGGTTTCAACAAGTTGTTGCTCCTCGTCCGTCAGGCGCGCGTCCATGCGGTAGTTGTGGTGCAGGTACGCGCGGACGGATTGCGGTAGGTCGTGCGCGTCAAATGCGCGGATTGCAGGGTCGAAAAATTGGATTTCTTGGATGATTTCGTGAATGGTTTTCATGCTTGGATTGATTGCGGATAGATTGGCCTACCCTTTCGCGTCACGCTTTCGCATGGCGCGCGGAGGATGGGTCAGGCTAAGTTGAAATGCGCGCGAAAGTCCGCGTAGTCGTAACACAAGTCGGTTGAGAAGCGGTAGACACCAATGTCTTCCGCCCCGTCCGCGCGTCTGATCGTGACGAACTGCCACTTTTCGGCATGCATGATGAAAGGCTCTTCGAAGGAACGGAGGCGGATAAATTCTGCGAGTTTCATTGGATTGGATGAGTGGTTTGAGACTTAGAAAGTGCAGCAGCCGCAGCACGGTGCGTCCTCACAGCGGCCGCGCGCATTACGGGTGCCAGTCCATCCGGAGGATAGTTTGACGCATACAAGACCGGATTCTTCCGGCATGTTTCCGGTGCATGCATTGCAGTCTATGCGCCAGACGCGGTTGCGTTTTGAGACGGTGCCTAAGCCTGAGGGAACGTATTCGTGGCATTGGACGCATTGGCCGGGATAACGGTTTATCATTGGATTTGATGGATTGAGTTTTGATTGAGACTAAAGACACGTTGCAACCTACGCTTTCGCATAGGCTGACACGTTGCTTTAACCCACGACAAAGCCCGTCGTGTCGGTCTTTGCTTTACCCTTGGCTGTCAGGCCCACAACGACACCCTTCGGATCCAAGAATCGGAGGTCGTTTTCGTCGCCATTAATGACCGGATATCCGTTCCAGTGTGTCGGCAAAGACTTTCGGAAAACGACCGCCACATTGCCCCCACGCTTCAAAACCTCGAGGCATTGGCTTTCGTTGGCTTCGGAGCGTGAAAAGGTCAGGGAATAATTGGACGGGAGCTTTCCATCTAGGAAGGCCACCATACGCGCAAAGCTTTTGGTATAGTCGTAGAAACGGGTTTTCTTGAACGCTTGGATGACCGTGTAGCGTTCCCATCCGATATCGGATGTCCCGTTTAATCGGATGACCGGGGTCATTTTCTTGGCCTTGGCCTTACGGATGACCGACGTGACGTTTTCTTTCAGCGTTGCAAGGAAGGTTTCGCGGTCTTTGACGTAGAAAATTGTCTTTGATGTACGCGCTTGCTGAACGGAGTTAAACGCGCCACGACCGGCGTAGTATAGGCAAAGGTTTCGGCATCCATTGGATGCATTGGGACATGCGTTGAAAAGCCCGGAAATGCGGTCAGGTGCAAGATAGAGAATTCCGGTCATAAAGCCACGCTTCTGGCCTTTGACGGTTTTTGCGTTGGTGTCGACGGATAGGAGGTTTTTGGTCATGGGTTTTTAGAATTGGGATTTGAAGAAAATCAGGAAGAAAACGTAGGAAACGACAGCGTATGCCAAGGCTTGGAAGGCTAGGCTAAGGATTTTTTGACGCAGGGTGCTTTTCACGGCGGAAAGACTAGGGGGAACGGAAAAGGAAGTCAAAAGAAAAGTAAAAATATTTTTAGGAAAGGGGAAAACGGTGGGATTTGCTCAGGAAAACGGGGGAAAAATTTTTGAGAGGGGAACGCCTGGCGAAGTCAAAAATCGATTTTTGAGGCGGGGAAACGTGGTGGGGAAAGCAAGTTGCCGAAACCTACCTTGCTTGGCAAAGTACCTTGTATGACAGAGAACCAATGGAATCAGGCCAAAGCCCTTTACCTATCGGGAAAGACTTGGAAAGCAATCGGAAGCGAATTGAGGCTAAACTTTGCAACGCTGACCAGCAAGGCGAGCAAGGAAGGAATCACCAAGGTGAAGCGGGAAATGCGAAACACTATTTCCTCAAAGGAAAGTGTTTCATTGGAAAGTCTGTCTGCGCTTGTCCGCTCTAAGCTCGCGGCTGATGCCGCCAGCACGTTGGAAAGGATCGATAGCTACGCATTGGACGGGATAAAGGACGAAAGCGTGAGAGAGACTATCCTTGGAAGCGTGGCGAAGCGTAGTGCGTTGGTATTCGGATGGAGCGAACAAGGGGAACAAGCGTCCGTCTCAATCAATCTACTCGGATCGATGCCTGACAGAATCGCGGAGGTGCAAGTCGTGAGCGAATCCGAAACCAAGTGAATATAACAGTGTTTGTGCAGCATTAGCTGTCTAATAGATTGGATTAGATTAGCTAATGATAGAAAAGGATTGTTTTTCCTAGGGGTTGGCACACTTTTTGACTGGCAGGGTGGCACCCCTTTTGCGGGTGGGCTTCGTTTACGATACCCCCTCAAAAATTTTCCGCCTTTTTGACCATGATAAATAAAATTAAAATAGGTCAAAAAGTATTTCTATCGACAGCAGAGCAGAAGCTGGCCCATTACGTCGCCAAGAATCGAAATGGCAATAACCGCTATTTCAACGTTACGAATCTAAAGATCAGCGCGGAAGATCCGCATACGGTCGATCTTGAGGGTATTGCTGGCGAGCTGGCTTTCTGTCGCCTGTTCAATGTGTATCCCGACATTGATACCGACCGTAATCCTCCGCATCCGCTCTATGACGCGATTGTCCCGCCACCACCGGGATTTCGCATCGATGTTAAAACGACCAAGTATGACAATGGAAAGCTGTTGGTCGATGCGCGCAAAGGATCGAAAACCGACGGGGTGGACTTCTACGCTCTGATGACAGGAACTTTTCCAGGTCCGTACACATTCCGTGGAGTCATCGCGAAGGAGCATATCATCCAACCTCATAAACTTGGCCTACTTTGTGGATACAAGAGCTACATGGCGGAGCAATCGGAGCTGACCGATGAGTTTACTAATTGTGATTGACACTTTAGTCGCCCTTGTGCGTCAGTGCGCGTAACGACCTTAAGCAATGCGGAGGCTTGGTCAGCCATCGCAAAACCGTCTAAGCGGCAATGACACTCCGCGTGTAGCAGGTTGGATAATCAGCCACCGTGTGGTGGATGGATGGCCAACCATAACGCAGATAACGTCGGTTTAATTTCATAATCTCATGGCTTGTCCTAATGTCTTCAACGCCTTCGCGGTGGCTACTGAGTCGCTCGCGCAGGACGTTTATAAACGCGCCTCGTACCGCTCGATGTGGCTCAACATGATTGAGCGCGGCGAGTATCCTCAGGGTACTGGTCTGACCCAGACCTCGTTCACCACCACCTCCATCGAGCCGACTGCGG